GCCAACCTAATGAAGAGGGTAGTCGTCAGGGTATCCGATAACTATAGTCTGGATTCAGCAACGGCTGCAATTCTAAAATTATATGGTTATCTAACCTTTGTAGAATCATTTAGAAGTTTTTCCATAATCACATTTGATTGTCCAGAAAAGTATTCGAGCGAGTTGCTTGATAAATTAAATGCTTTAGGGGTAGTCAAAAAATGCACGTGGGATGCTGAGAAATTTAGCACCGCACCTGTAGATGAAGGTGCTACATTAAATGTAGATACTTCTGAGACTATGGAAGTCAACACTGATGGAGAATCTAGTGCTGTATCTAACACTAGAAATATAACTACAACTGGTTCTGGTACAATATATGTAAAAGTTCAAAATATTGGTGGTTCAAATCTATACGTATTTGGCACTAGTCCTAGTGGATCATTCTCTACGTATGCAAATCAAACTGGATTTGTTCAAGGTGGTACATATACTTTTGATCAAAGTGATTCATCAAATGCCACACATGGCATGAGATTTTCTGAAACCCAAGACGGTCCTTGGATTTCTGGTGGAACAACTTTTAGTACAGGCGTTGTAGTTACAGGAACTGCAGGTCAGGCAGGTGCAAAGACAGAAATCACCATAGGTTCAGATACACCTTCAATTTTATTTTACTATTGTATTAACCATCCTGGCATGGGGCGTTATCAAGTAACCCCTATTGATAGGTATGGATCAATCAATGTTCATGACTACTGGCACCTAGATAGACTTACAAAACAAGACAGACAATATTTAAACAGACAATTCAGTCATACTCAAGATGGTGATGGTGTTGATATATACGTAATTGACACTGGTGTTCGTGGTGCATCTAGACCAACGGGCAACAACGCAGCGTTACATCCTGAACTCTACGATCCTGATTTTGTCACCGACCTGAATGGTTCAGCTGAACAACAAAATTATAGAGTGTTTCAACTTAATCATTATGCAGGTTCATATGGAACTAACAATGAAGACGATAACGGACATGGCACATACTGTGCAATTCTGTCGGCTGGAAGAACAGCTGGCGTAGCAAGAGACGCAAGAATATATGCACTAAAAGCATTTAACGCATCATTATCAGGATCATACACAGCAATACTCAGTGCATATCAAGCAGTTATAGATCATAATGATAGTGGTAATATCAATTATAAAGGTAATACTAGACCTGCAATTATAAATGCTTCGTTCGGTCCTACAATACCATCTGAGAATTATCCATATATAGAACTCAATGACGCAGGTTCTGATTCAGGAACTGATGAAGAGATATTAGATGATATAGAAGGAACAATTTCATCAAGTCATAATATCATTGTAGTTAGATCTGCAGGTAATGGTTTTAAAAATAGTAGTGATCAATTTGTAGGACCTATACAAACAAAGTGTATAGCAGGTTCAAGGACAGCAGGATATTCGGATAATACCAATGGTGGTATCAACACTGTAGATACGGATCAGAAAAAAATCTGTGTCGGTGCATCAGAATATAATGATAGGTGGGCAGACTTTTCAAACTATGGATCTGGCGTGACAACTGTTGCACCTGGTGCAAGAATACTATGCCCTTCATATGATTGGACTGCTAACACACCATACACTAGCACATTTAACTATACTACTATAAGTGGTACTTCATTCTCATGCCCTCTTGTAACTGGTATTATGGCAACATATTGCAGTAAGAACGGGTACACATCAAACACGAATAACTTGGCAGGAAATGCAAAAACGTTTGCTAGAGTGTTTGGTGCAACTGGAAACATAACTGTAAGTGCACATGCTAACTATCCAACAAATAGTATAGAAGATAAGAAACTTATAGACAATCCATTTGAGACTAATAATGGATCAAATCAATTAATAGTAAAATTTAATCCTTCTGATTCTAGTCACTTTATTGGTAATGTAGGTAAAAAATGTCAACTTAGAACAACAGGATCTACAGCAGGAGCAGGAGGTTCTACGCCTACAACATTCAATTTAACAACAACTGCACCAGGTTTCTTCTACAATGTTTCTGGTACAGATAGAAATGGTAGTGTTTCTGGAACTCAACCAACTGTTACATGTTATGTTGGAGACACACTTAATTTTAATTTGAGTAACGTTCCAAGCAATCACCCATTCTATGTTAGAACAACATCTAATTCAAACGTAACTACACCAACTGCTAGTGGTCAAGGTTCAGTAGGAACTGCAACAGTATCTTGGACACCCAATACAGCAGGGACATACAGATACATATGTGGCATCCACGGTAGTATGGTTGGAACTATCACAGTTCAATCTGCACCTGGCGGTAGTGGTGGAGTGATAGTTGGTGGTATAAATGTCTCAACTCTTTCTCAATCTGGATGGTTGACAATACAAGCAGAAAGTGCTGTTAACAATACTATAACTTTATTTGCTCCTAATAATGCTACTGCGGGAACAACTGGTGGTGGATCAAATAATTATCTTGCATTGATAAAATCAGAAGAGTTGATGCATGAGAGTTATGATGGAGTTGTGTCAACATCAGTTACTTTAAGATCACAAACAGATACACAAGAAGCTTCAGGTAGTGGTAGTTATACTAATGTAGTATATTATCCCGTAGACAGTGGAGTTGATTTTAACTATGCAGGAACTGGATCTACACTTACAACCAAACGTGGTGCATTCTTTCCATTCATAGACACCAATGTATCTTGGGCAAGATCTTCAGGAAGTATAGGAACATTTAATAATGGAGATAGTGTAAGTATAGATTTAGGATTATCTGGAACAACTTTTGCAGGTGAACCAACATTAGAATTTTATTCTCTTACTGGGGATGCGATTGGATCCTCTGGTTTATCAGTAGATACTGCAACAGGTGTGATAAGTGGAACTGTAACCTCAGATTATCTTGATACTAGTTTTAACTTTACAGTCTTAGAAAATATAACTGGTAATGCACAATCATATTCATTTACTACAACTGGAACTGGTGTTCTAGTTTCCATCACACAACAACCATCAAGCGGTAGTGTGGAGGCAGGATCTGGTGGAACTGTTAGTTTCGGACCTGTATTTGGTATTAGTGATGATGGATCTACAATTATATACGAATGGGAAATATCAACTAACGGTGGAGCTGGTTGGTCACCTCTTGTTGATGGTGGTGGATATAGTGGATCATCCACAAATACATTAACTGTAGATGATGATTACGCAAAAAATTCTTACCAATTCCGTTGTAAATTAGAAACAAGCACTTCAGTCGCACCTTCTTATACAAATGCAGTTACACTAACGGTATTCAGAGTCATTACAATAAGTAATCAACCAACAAATTCAAATCCAATAGCACCTGCTTCAGGTTCATTTACTGTAGCTGGTTCTACTGCAGACACTGCTACTATTGCATATCAATGGGAGAAATCAGAGAATGGTGATGGCATAAATTATACTCCTATAAGTGGTGCAAACTCTACAACTTATACTACACCTGCTACAACATATGATGCTGACTATGGAGATTATTACAGATGTGTATTGTCAGCAGCTGGTGCATCAGATGTAACTTCTACCGCTGCTCAAAATTTAGTTCAAAGAACTATTAATATTACATCACAACCAACAAACACAACAGGTGCAGTTGGTGGCACATCATCATTTGGTATTGCTGCAACAACATCTGATTCAGATCCTGGCGATATTACATTCCAATGGCAAGTATCTATCACTAATGGATCATCATGGTCTGATGTATCAGAAGGAACTGGTGGCACTACATCAACATATACAACACCTACATTAACTACAACGTATGATGAATATCAGTATCGTTGTTTACTCTCAGCAGCTGGTGCAACAACCATACCTTCTAATGCTGCTACACTGCAAGTAGAAACAGTAACAGTTGTTGTATCAACTCAACCAACTGACCAAACTGTAAATGAAAGTTCTACTGCAACGTTTACTACATTAGGTGATACTACAATGGCACCTGTAGGTGGCAACGCAGCATCATCATCATTTGAAGTAGATCAATTTGACACACCAGCTGGTGGAGGTGGAGGTGGTTTTGAGGGACAAACACAGCATGAACCTAGTGTAACTTATCAATGGGAGAAATCAGATAACGCCCATGATACTACTACACCAACAACTTATACTGTAAATGTTGCTAGTAAAACAGCAGGTCATCCATACTTCGGTCAAGGATCTGGAAAAGGATATTATATTATCGGTGGTGTTTATGACACAGTAACAGAGGCACCTAACTTACAGTTTGTAAGAGGTGCAACTTACGTATTCAATCAGAACGATGCTTCTAATACAACACATGCAATATACTTTAGTGAGGTAGAAACAGCATACGGAGGACAGAGCAGATATGAAACAGGAGTAACCTACACACTAGATGGAGTCGATGTAAGTTACACTGCATATGATAGTGGTTTTGCTACTGCTACAAATCGTCAAGTAAGCATCACGGTGGATGTAGGTGCACCTTCTACGCTTTACTATGCTTGTCAAGCACATCAATATATGGGTAACGCAATCACAGTTGGTGATGTTGCATGGAATACAATTGGTGGTGCAACTTCTGCATCATATACTACTGCTGCTACAACTTACGCAGATGATAATCTTGATCAATATCGTTGTGTTATTTCTGCTACTGGTGGAGTGGATGTAACAACAAATGCTGCAACATTAAATGTACAAAGAACATTTTCAATCACAGCACAACCTTCTAACCCAACTGCTGATGAGGGTTCTACTGCATCATTCTCTGTTAGCACATCATCTAGCAGTGGCACACCAACTTTCCAATGGGAAAGATCTGATGACAACGGAGCAAACTACACAAGTGTTGCAGGAGCAACTAGTTCATCATATACAACACCAACTCTAGTGCATGCAAATGATGATGAAGATCGTTATAGAGTTGTTGTTTCTCTTGTAGGTTCTGCTGCCGACATAACCTCTGATCATGGTTTACTAACTGTATTGAGAGTAATTAGCATTAGTCAACAACCAGTAAATACAGGTGTTATAGAAGGACAAACCGCCACATTTAGTATTACTGCTGCAATCACTAGTGATTCTATATTATACCAATGGCAAAAGTCTACAGACAATGCTCTAAATTGGACTAATATAAATGGTGCAAATTCTTCTTCTTATACAACACCTCCCACTATATTCCCAACAAATCCACCAGAACAATTCCGTTGTGTATTATCTAACAGTGAAGCAACAACAGTTACTTCTAGTGCTGCAATCTTAACAGTCAATGAATCTGAGTTTGTTTCAGGTCCTGCCACAGTTACACCATTTATTGATCCAGACACTACAAAAACATTATCAAGAAGACCAGTTATTACTACCTCTGCATTTGTATCTGAGTATGCAGGTTCAACTCATGCTTCTTCATTCTGGAGAATTAGGAGAGTGAGTGATAACGTAACTGTATATGATACATCAGCGTCGTTTGTTAATGGTGACAGTGGAAACTTAACTTCATTTACTGTTCCATCTTCAGTTCTGGATTTTGATGTTGCATATTCAATCCAAGTTAAATTTAGAGATAACAATGGATTAGAAAGTGCATATACTTCAGCGGTAAACTTTACAACACCATTTGTAGATCAACCAGAGATACAGACCATTACTCCTGCATTTAACCCAACAATTAATGTTGATGCTATTGAAATGAAAGCAGGATATCAACACACTTCTAGTGATTGGCAGTTTGCTGAGACAACAGCTTTCTCACCACCTATTCACCAATCATTAGGAAACCCAACTAACTTAACATCGTACACCTTACCTGTTAACGTTACATTGAATGCAAACACTACATATTATGTAAGAATTAGATTTAACGTTAATCCTACTTAACATGGCAACTCCATCAACAAGACAAGGACTAATAGATTATGCACTACGTCAAAATGGTGCACCAGTCCTAGAAATAAACATAGAAGATGATCAAATAGATGATCTAGTGGATGACGCTATCCAGTTCTATAACGAAAGACATATGGATGGTTATGTTAGAACTCATTTAAAAGTTCAGTATAATCAATTAATGGTAGATGATATGACAACAGACACTACCACTACTATAAGTTCTGGAACATCATCTGGTCAAACCATTGAATTTAAAGAACAAAATAACTTCCTTAAGATGCCATCATATGTGACTAGTGTAGTTAAGGTGTTTGATTTTGTTTCCAAAAATGTCACAAACTTATTTGATGTTAGGTATCAGTGGAGATTGAATGACCTTTGGGATCTTACACAGACAGAGATTCTTACATACGAAATGGTCAATAGAAGATTAGAAGATATTTACTATCTGTTAGAAGGACAGAAACAGATTAGATATCAGATGCGTGGTGATAGATTATATCTTGATTTGGATTTTAAAACTGATGTAAATCCAGATGACTTTTTAGTTTTAGAATGTTATCGTGCAGTAGATCCTACACAGTTTAGTGATGTGTTTAATGACTTGTGGTTAAAAAGATATGTTACAGCATTAATAAAAAGACAGTGGGGTGCAAATTTAATTAAATTTCAAGGAGCACAGTTGCCAGGTGGAATTACTATGAACGGTGAGTTTATATACAACGAAGGAAAAGCAGCAGTAGAAAAGTTAGAAGAAGAAATGCTCACTCAGTATGAGACACCACCACTAGACATGATCGGATAATGGCAAGAAGCACTTACTTTACACATGGTACTAGGAACGAACAGTTCCTATTGCAAAACCTTGTAGAAGAACATCTCAAAATGTTTGGGATGGATGTTCTTTATTGCCCTAGGGAAATCATGGTTAAAGATGGAGTGTTTAATGAAGAGGTAATAGGTGAGTTTAATGATGCATATATTATAGAAGCATACTTAGAAAATTTTGAGGGATTCCAAGGTGGTGGAGATTTACTTACAAAATTTGGCGTAGCACAAACAGATGAGATAACAATGATTATCTCACAGCAAAGATTTTCTGATTTAATATCACAATTCCTTTTACTTGATAAAGATTATCAAGCACCTGAGAGACCACAAGAAGGAGATTTGATATTTTTTCCACTAACAAGTAATTACTTTGAAATAAAATTTGTAGAACACGAAGAACCTTATTACCAGTTAGGTAAAGGTTATGTGTATAAACTTAAGGCAGAACTATTTGAATACAGTGACGAGAAAGGAGATCTATTTGATAGTGATGAAGAACTAGTTGATTACGGTTATACTGTCAAACATTTTTATGTGCCTGTAAATGGAATCACTGCTGTAGGTAGTCCTGTAATTAGTAATACCAATACAATAGAAAATATTTTTATTAGTAATAATGGTTCAAGATATAATGAGGCACCAACTGTTACTATATCTGGCGATGGCACAGGTGCAACTGCTGAAGCATTTTTGGTTAACATAACTCTTAGTGGTGGCACTCCAGTATCATCCGCAATCATAAGAGGAATTGTAAGAGAGGGTGAGATCAGAGATGTAAAAATAATTGACGGTGGTTCTGGTTACGATGAAGATAGAGTATCACTTGTTGTTAGTTCTCCTGACAATCCTGGCAGAGCAGCACAATTAACTCCTACATTTACAAATGGAAAGTTAACTGCTATCAACATAGTCAATCAAGGATCTGGATACAAAAGTGTCAAGTTAGTTGATATTACAAATG